GCGAACTGGTCGCGCAGGGTCGACGCGTACCAGAGCGGCTCCTTGATCTCGGGGAAGTCGACCGCCGGGAGCAGGCCGCGCTGGCGCCACTGCTGCGGGGTGTACCGCTCGACCCGCATGTGCCGGGCAATACCGGCCAGGTCGACGACCGTGCGGATCCTCTCCACCTCGCGGAGCGTCTCGTCGGGGCTGAACGCGATCAGCGCCCGCAGCCGGGCTACCTCCTGCTTGAGCGCCGTCGCCTCGCTGGAAGCCTCCTGCCACATCTGCTTGTAGCTCGTCATGTCGTGTCCTCTGGGGGTGCCGGGGAGTGCGTCAGCCATGAGCCTACAGGATCGCCCTCCCCCCTGCGTAGTGGGCAAGATTCGTTGATGTACTCTGTACCCTGGTGGTTGACAAGGCAGACCGGGTGGCGCACTCTGTGGGCAACCCCCCCACCTCAGAGAGGCCCCGAGATGTCCACTCCGACCGTGGTAACCGCTCTGGCGATCCTGCCGCTCGTCCTGCTGACCGTGTGGACCGTCCGCATGGCCGTCGCCCCACCCGCCCTCACCGCTGGCCGCCACCGCCTCGCCGACTACGCCGACAGCGTCGAGCTGTACCGCCCCGGCGGCGCCGGACGCCGCCCCGTCGGCCCGCGCGCCACCCCCGTCGTATCCGGTGGCCCGCTGACCGAGGAGGAGCGCCGAGCCCGCATGGTCCCCGTCCCCGCCCCCGAACCGGCCTGGCGCACCGACGAGACCGCGATCATGACCGCCGGGCACGACGACCGCCCCGCCTCGCCCGTCTCCCTCAACCTCGCCGAGACCGTCGTCTTGGCCGTCCCTGCCGACCCGGCCGCCGATGTCTGGGATGAAGCCCAGCGGGAGCGCTGGGCACGCGCTCAGGTGGCCGCTGCCGGAAAGAGCTGGGGCACCCACACTGCGAAGTTCTCCGGCGCCGTCGTGCCCCGCGAGGTGACCCCGGAGCAGTGGTTCGGCGTCCCTCGCGACGAGACCCGCGAACTGGCGAAGCTCGCCCTTACCCCGTGAACACCGTGACCGAGGAGGCGCCCGTGAAGGGCCAGGAGATGACCATCCACATCGAGACCGTGCGGACCCCGCAGGTGCGCGACGAGTACGGCGAGCTGTCCGGCCTGTCGGACAGCATCGAAGCGGACGGCCTGCGGCACCCCATCACGCTGTGGGCTGACGGGACGCTCATCTCCGGCGCCCGCCGCCTGCGCGCCCACTTCCTGCTGTCCGGCCGCGTCCAGCCCGGGAAGCGGAAGGACTTCCGGCACATCCCCGCCGTGTTCGTCGACACCATCGAAGACGCCGCCAAGCGGCTGCTCAACGACAACGGCGACGACACCGCCGCGATCCCGCTGAAGCCGTCACAGATGTGCAAGCTGTGGGCGGTCATGCGCGTACTCGACGAGCCTGCCGCCGTCCGACGCGTCAACGAGGCCCGCCGCCGGGGTGTCGAGCTGCGCAGGCAGACCCTCACCGGCAAGCGCACCCCCGGCCGGTCCGCCGCCCAGGGGCGAGGCGACGACTACTTTCTGGCCGTCCTCGGCGAGCCGTTCGGCATGTCGGAGGCGACCGCCTCGCGCCTCTGGGCAATCCACAAGGTGGCCACCAACCCGGTGCTGCCCGACGAGCGCCGCTCGCACGCCGCCTCCTGCCTGGCCGCGATCGACAACGGCGACAGCAGCATCTACGCCAACTACGCCGCCCTGCTCAGCAACCGCTCCACCCCCGTCTCCCGGGTGCGCGTCGTTGCCCCGATCGAGTCGGCCCCCGCCCCACGGCAGCGCGCCGCGTGGGAGCGGAGCCTGCCGCAGCTGGAGGGCCTGATCGCCGGGCTGTCCGAGCTTGGCCCCCCGAACTCCGAACTGTCCTGGGATCAGGTCGGGCCGGTACATGCGCGGCTGAAGAAGATCCGCCGCGACATGGAAAAGATCATCAACAACATGAAGGAGACCGCACAGTCATGACGACCAGCCCGGAAACCCGCGTCACCCACCACATCGTCGAACGTAAGGTCGGCGACCTCTGGGTGGACCCGCAGGTCCAGCGCGCCGTGAAGAAGGCCCGAGTCGACGCCATGGCCGGTGACTTCCACCCCGAAGCCCTCGGCGTGCTGACCACCTCGTACCGGTCGCCGGACCGCATCCACGTCGTGGACGGCCAGCACCGCTACCGTGCCGCCGAAGCCGCCGCGCACGAGGGCGTCATCCTGACGAACGAGTACCGGGGCCTGACCCTCGCCGAAGAGGCCGCCCTGTTCCGGCTGCTCAACAAGACCGAGAAGGTGTCGCCGATCGACCAGTTCCTGGTCGCCTGCATCGAGCAGCGCCCCGAAGCGCTCGCCCTGGCCCGGGTGCTGAAGGACAACGGATGGAGCCTGGCCAGCTCCGCATCGGCAGGCAAGATGTCCGCGATCCGCGCCCTGGAGCGCGTCTACGCCATGAGCCCCGACGCCGCCGCCGCGACCGTCGCCACCCTGACCGTCGCGTTCGGGCACGCCCCGAACGGCGTTCAGGGTTCCATGATCGAGGGCCTGGGCCGGGTGCTCGCCCGCTACGGCACTGACGTCGACCTGACCGACATGGCGAAGCGTCTCGCCTCCTCCCCGGGCGGCCCGGACGGACTCGTCGGCTACGCCCGGGGTCAGAAGCTGGCCCGCACCGGCAACCTCTCCACGCAGGTCGCCTGGGTCATCGTCAACCTCTACAACCAGCGGCGCCGCACGACCGCGCTGCCCGAGTGGCGTTGACCGCGCGACGACGCCGTCCCACACCGCCCCCGGCGCCGCTGCCCTCGCAGCCGGTGCCGGGGGCGGCCCCGTCCGGCCAGTGGCTCGCTAAGGGCACCCCGACGGGCGCCGCCGGGGTGGTGTGGCTGATCCGGCCGATGCCCGACGGCCAGTGGCCCGTCGACCAGCGGCTACCCCGCGACGACTCGTGGGCGTGGTGGGTTCGGTCGGCCTGCGGGCACCCGGGCGGGGTGCGGCAGTGGGCGTTCCTCCACCAGGCGGACGCCCTGATGTACGGGGAGATTTTCCGCGAGAACCCGTGCCGGTGGGCGCGCTGCGCTCGCGGCATCATGATCGAAAACGACCTCAGGAGTAGAGGATGAGCTTCGCGGCGAGCTACACCGGACGATGCGGCAACTGCACCGACCTCTTCGAACCCGGCGACGAAGTCGCCTACGACAACGACGGCGTCCTGGTGATCGTGGAGTGCTGCGGCGCCGCCGACGAGTCACGCGCCCAGCTCGCGACGGTGGAGGTCGACCGGGTCATGCCGCGCGGCAAGACCGCCGCCGACAAGTGCGGGATCTGCTTCCAGATCCCCTCCTCCAACGACGTCTGCGGATGCTCCTGATGGCCAACTGGGCATGGCCGCACACCCCCCCCGACAACTGGGCGCGCATCCGTCTCGTCGGCGGCCCGTTCGACGGCGAGGACGCCGGGTTCGTGCCGCCGGACCACGGGGCGCCCGTGCAGGTCGTCTGGTCCGGGTGGATGCCGTGGGGCCTCGACGCCTGGCTGTACGAGTGGCACGGTGAGACGACGAAAGACCGGGGCCGCACCGAAGCGCTGATCTACAAGGCGACCGGCCGCCGCCTGGCCGCCGACGAGATCCCGCCGCTGATCGCCGACCTCGCCGAGATGTGGGCCGACGGCGCCGACCTGATCCAGCGCGTCTACGACGTCCCGGCCGAACTGATCTGGCCTGGCCTGTAGTCAAGATCGAAAACGGAGGAATGATGTCGTTCACGCTCGCCTACCGCACCAACGGACGCGCCTGGGGCAAGGCCCACGCCGTCCGCCTATTCGACCGCTACGAAGCCGCGATCCGCCTGGAGAAGGCCCGCCAGAAGCTGCGCGAGCTGACCCGCTTCGGCTTCCCCGTCACCGAAGCCGACGTTGCCGAATGCTCCGCTGCCATGCGCGAGTACGAATCAGCCACCGCCGCCGGGCGGTACTGACTCCCGTACGCTGGGCGGCGTAGGAGGAGCCCATGCCACGCCGCCCATCCCGCAAGGGAAGCACCGACCACACCCGCGCCCCGGAAGTCCTGGCCACGATGGGACGTAAGAAGCTGGAGCTGGACCCCGGCCGGGACGCCTGGGAGCAGCAGCCCGGCGAGCTGCCCCGCAACTACGGCCTGTTCAGCATGTACCGCGACCACGGCCGCCTGCGCTCCGTCGCGCAGATCGCCGGGATGTCCCCGGTCATCACCTACCCGGCGATGGCCCGCGTCGCCCGCTTCGGCCTCTGGGCTGAACGCGCCGCCCTGTGGGATGTCGAGCAGGACCGCATCACCGCCGTCCGCCTCCAGGGCGACCGCGAGGAGATGGCCAAGCGCCACATGAAGACCGCCGGGCTGCTCATGGAGAAGGCCCTCGCCCGGCTCGCCACCCTCGACGTCAACAAGATCAGCCCGCACGCCCTGATCCTCATGATCGACACCGCCGCGAGGATCGAACGCGCCGCCCTGGGCCTGGACAACAAGGGCGCCACCTCCGCGACCACCGTCACGGTCGCCGCCAGCACCAAGACCGACCAGGCGGGCAACCCTGAAGTGCGGGTTGAGGTCGGCGTCCAGCACGACAAGATCATGGCCACCCTCGACGCCATGGTGCAGCGCATGAGCCCCGAGCAGATCGAAGCCGGATACCAGGAGCTGACCGCTGGCGCCGAGGAGGCGACCCGCGCACTGGACGCCGCCCTCCCTGCACCTCCTCCGCAGTGAGGGCGAGCGCGGCCGGGGGTCGCCCGCAAGCCGGGCGGCCGGGCGACCCCCGGGCTCCGCGCCCCTGCGAGCGGTCCGGCCTGCACAACTGCCGCCCGCTGGGCCGCTTCGCCAACCACGACGCCACCCACGAGCCATGCATGAGCTGCGCGGATGACCGCCTCGACCCGGCGCCGGAACGCTGCCTCCAGCCGAAGGGGCACTGGTCACCGCCCTCTCCGGATAGTTTTCGATCATGAGCCTGTCCGCCGCGCAGAAGCTGGCCCTGCTGCCGCCCGCCCTGCGCCGCCGCTGGCTCGGCGAGCAGACCCGCGAGACCCTCGATGACATCCAGAAGGGCGCCTGGTGGTGGGTCGGACGGCCCGAGCAGTTCAAGCCCCCCGGCGACTGGCTCGTCTGGCTGATCCGGTCCGGCCGGGGATGGGGTAAGACCCGCACCGGCGCTGAGTACCTCCTCGACCAGGTGTTCAAGCACCCGGTAGACGCGTTCGGCCAGCGCACCGAGTGGCTGGTCATCGCCGAGACTCTCAACGACTGCCGCACCGCGTGCATTGAGGGCAACTCCGGGATGCTGTCCATCCTGCGTCGGATGGGCATGGAGAAGGGCCGCGACTTCGAGTACCGCAAGAGCCCCAAGCTCATGATCGAGTTCCGGTCGGGGCAGCTGATCTACTTCGAGGGCGCCGACAACGCCGACGTCGGCCGTGGCTACAACGCCGCCGGGCTGTGGGCTGACGAGCTGGCCAAGTGGCGCTACACGTACGCCGCCTGGTACGAGGGCATCCTGCCGTCGATGCGCGCCCCGCTGATCGACGACCATCCCCGCGCGGTCGTCACCACCACCCCGAAGCCGATCAAGCTGCTGATCGAGTGGCAGCACAAGGACGACGGCACCGTCGCCATCACCACCGGCTCGATCTTCGACAACATCATGAACCTGTCGAAGCACGTGGTCGACGAGCTGCGGAAGATCTACGAGGGCACCCGGGCCGGGTTGCAGGAGCTGTACGGCCACCTCCTGGAGGAGATCGAGGGCGCGCTGTGGACGCGGCCCATGATCGAAAACAACCGGGTGAAGCCCTCCGACCTGCCCGAACTGGCTCAGGTCGTCGTCTCCATGGACCCCTGCGCCACCGGCGCAGGCGACGAGACCGGCCTGCTCGCCGTCGGCCGGGGATACGACGGCAACGACTACGTGCTGGCCGACTGGACCTGCAAGCTCGTCGGCAATGCTGCCGCCCGCCGCGCGTGGCTGATGTTCCGCCAGTTCGGTGCGACCTGGCTGATCGTCGAGACGAACATGGGCAAGAAGTGGCTGATGCAGGTCATGACCGACGCGTACAAGGAGATGCAGAAGGAGCACCTACCCGACTGCGCACATGCCGCCGAAGACGACGACGAATGCGACGGCTGCCTGTTCGAGGAGGGACCGCCGCCGATCCGGGAGGTCACCTCCCTGGCGGGCAAGAAGCTGCGGGCCGAGCCGGTCGCCGCCCGCTACGAGCAGGGCCGCGTCAAGCACGCCGGGGTGTTCCTGGAGCTCGAAGACCAGCAGTGCACGTGGATCCCCGGCGAGACGGCCAGCCCCGACCGGATCGACGCCCTCGTGCAGGCCGAGCTGTTCCTGATGGGCAAAGAGAACAAGCTGGTGAAGGTCGCCGCGCCGCCGCAGGACATGTTCATGCCGGTCTCGTCGGCGTACTAAGGTGGGTGCCGTTGCCGGTCTCGTCACCGGGTTCCAACGGGTTGAAATCGCGGCAGTGCTGCGACACTCAAGACGTCCCGACTACCTCGCGTTGCGGCCACGGTGAAACTCCGGGCAGGGCGGCGAGGCTCGGGGCGCTCCCGTTTCCGTCGCACCCTTGGTGTATGCTGTAAGCAGACAACCGAGGGAGATGCAGTGACCAAGAAGACCAAGATCGTCGGCCTCGAATCCGGCAAGTCCAGCAACAAGTGGTTCGGCAGGACCGGACACCCGAAGGGCTACGGCGCCAGCGCCGGAGACGGCCGCACGAGCGACAAGTCGATCCTCGGCAAGATCGTCGTCGTCTTCAAGGGCGGCGGCAAGAGCTAGAACCGCGAGAGGCCCGGCCCCGTTTCGAGGGGTCGGGCCTCCGCACATCCGGGCAGCGCTACCCAGGAGATTCCACCCTACCGACGGGACCGGCGCCGCGTCCGCCGTAGCCGCGCCAGCCGCTGCTCTCGCACCTCGACCAACTGGCCGATCAGGTCCGACATCGCCGTGAGGTCCAGCGCCGCGAAGCTTTCGATCGTCTTTACGCGCTCCGCATAAGGCAGCTCGGAACGGCACAGATCCGTGGCGTACCGGACCTGATCCGAGGTCGGCTTCTGCCGCCACGAATTGATCGTGGGCGTCTCGAATGCGTCCTTCTCCAGCTCTCGCGTGCGCATGGTTCCCTCGCTCCTTCGGGGGTGATCTATATCCAGAGTGACAGCAGTTCGGCAGATATCAAGCTCAAATGGCATCCCGTACGTCAAGCGTTGACAACAATTTACACCGCACGTAGGCTGGAAGCTGACAGACCACAAAGGAGGCCCCCCATGGACTACGGCATCGTCGACTCGATCAACCGCCGCGACGCGCAGCTCCTCGCCGAATTCCTCGACGCCCTCGACACGCGCCTCTCCGGCGACCGCCAGCCCTGGCACTTGGGCCCCATGGGGGCGGCGTTCATGGACAACGACGCCAGCGACGGCTACCGGGCGTGGCTGATCGGCAAGCACGCGTGGCGCATCCCGGCCCTGACCTTCGACGGCCAGCCCGCCGACGGTGACTGGGACAACCTGTTCGCACACTTCCGGAACGCGATCAGCGCCCGGAGAGACCCGGAAGCCCCACACGCTAGGACGGGTGCGATCCAACCGTGCGGAGTGGTGTAGGGTCTCGGTAGACGGCGGGGGGTTGCGAGGCCCGCAGCCTCCCCGGTCTGTCAACCCGGAGAACATTCCTAGCGCGCCGCTTCGTGCGTTCTCCGGGAGGTCGGGCCAGTAACCCCCCGCCGCCCATCACAACCTCGGAGGAGAGACATGGGCCTGACCCTGTACCGCACCGTCGGCAGCTCCAACCGCGTCGCTCTCGGCGCCCTCGCCGCCGACGTGGAGTACTTCACGGCCGCGAAGGACGACACGGGCGTCATCACCCTCACCCCGGTGAACATCGTCGGCTCCACCGCCGCCACGGAGATGGTCGATGTCGCCGGTGGCGTCTACCCGCCCGCCGACAACCCCCCGTTCATCGACCCCAACGAGTGAATGCCCTCCCTGGTCCGACCGGCGGCCAGGGGTGATCTACCAGCCGGTCAGGGGCGCGTAGCTCAACAGGCAGAGCGACGTCCACCGTGTGGCGGGAAGACAGTGTTTGAGCACGCCCCCACACGGCCCCAACCGGAAGCGCGCGTGACCGGGCGGGGAGCACGGACGTAGGGATGGCGGTTCGAGTCCCCCCGTGACCCACGCAGAGGAACGCCGGGTGTCGTCCAGCCTGTAGGGGCTCGGTCGGCTGCTCAGCCCGGCGCCAACCAACGCCCCCGCCATGAGCAAGCGGGGGGTGCTGTAGCTCAGCAGATAGAGCACCTGCCTCACGGCAGGAGGTCGGCGGCGCGAATCCGTCCAGCACCACAGCCGAAAGTGCTTCATGGCTTGCACGCAGGCTGTACGTGACCCACCTCCGGGTGAGCAGTTACGACGCGCAGGAAGCTATCGAGGACGGCCTTGTTATGGCCGTGACGGTCACCAGAGGTGGCGGGCGGTAGACGTGCCAGGTGAACGCGTCTACCCCTCGGAGGGATGGTGTAAGCAGCACACCGGTCTCCCGGCCCCCCGGGACACCCCAACCGGTGGTGCAGGTGCAAGTCCTGCTCCCTCCTCGGCCGACCCCGTATTCATGGTGCGGGCGAGGCAAGTCGCACGCCGGGTTCGATTCCCTTAGCTCTGGTGAGGGGCGTGCGGCGGCAAGTCCGGTACGGCTCGATGGACGAGCGCCAGCCCGGGGGGCTGGAGGATCGTGGTTCGAATCCACGGCCGGGCACACAGCCTGGATAGACGGGCTGACGCCCCGGAAAGACGGGATGCCTGAGGCGGGACCGCTCGCCAGCGCCGGATAAGGAGGCAACCGGCTGGTAACAGGAAACGGTCGGGAAACGCCGAGCGGGTCGACACGCGGAGCACGGAACGACCTAGTACCGCTGCGCAAGACGGGATGGACACCCGTCCCCCTCCGCAAGAGGGGACCGAAAGGTGAGGGGTTCGAATCCCCGCGCAGCACGGATGCGTCGTCGCTTCACTGCGAGTCAGGCCGTGGGCCGTTAGTGTCCTGCGGTACGCGACAGCGCTGCCTGACCGGCAAGACACCCGCAAGGTGCCGTTCACGCAGGTCAGGCGGGTTGCCGGAGGGGACAGCGGGAAACCCCCACGGCCACGGCGTGGTTTCACCCTCCGGCAACCTACCCACGTGCACCGAAGAAGGAGGAGCCATGGAACAGACCGACAAGCTATGGCGCGCACTCGGCAAAGCCATCGCAGGCAACGCCAGCACCAAGCAAGTCTCCGGGATCATCGCCCGGCTCGACCGCGCCCGCGCCCAGCGCTGATGCCCACCCGCTGCTCCTGCGGCTTCGAGATGTGGATGCTCGACGGCAAGACCTTCGGCATCCACATCTGCCGCCGCTGCGACACCTCCCAGCAGGCAGGTGGGATGCGAGTCGGCCCGCCGAACAGTCCCGGAACCAAGAACGGCTGGTTCGCCGCACCGTTTGGAGACCACAAGTGACCGACCCGACCGGGTACACCCCACGGGACAACGCCCAGGCGCCCGCCCCCTCGCAGGCACTCCTGCTGCCGCTGGTGTCCCCCGAGGCCGCCGCCCTGGAGCGGGCCGACAACGTCATCACCGACGTCACCGTCTACGACGAGAACACCCTGACGAAGGTCCGCAAGGGCCTCGCCAAGTGCGGCCTCGACGAGCAGGGCATCACCGACGCCATCAACGAGGTACAGAACCAGGGCGTCCTCTTCCGTGAAGGCGCCCCCGAGGAGGCGACCGTGGCAGTCCAGGACGACGACATCCCCACCCTGTCCGACGGCTACCACACGATGCAGGAGCTGTACGACCACCGCTGCGCCCTGACCGCCGTCCTGGCGACCATCGGTGCGATCGGCGGGGACTCGTGGCGCTCCAAGCAGCACCACCCCGAAGACGACCCGATGTTCGCGGGCTACTTCATCGTCGGGATGGAGCTGCCCGCCGGGACGGTCAGCTACCACTACCCGCTGGCCGACTGGGACCGCTTCGAAGCGGTCACCGTGCTGGAACACTCGCCGAAGTGGGACGGCCACGACTCCGCCGAGGTTGTCGACCGGCTCCTGGACTTCGCCCGGCACCTCACCAAGGCGGCCCGGGAGCTGGGTGGCGGCACCGTCACGTTCACCCCGGACGTGCCGGAGCCTGCCACGCAGGATGAGGTGGCGCAGTAATGGCGAAGGGCAAGCCGCGCCCGTCTGGTGGTCGCCCCCCGAACCGTGGTGGCGGCGGCGCCGGGAACGGCCCCCTGCCGCACTACCGGTCCGGCGGTACCGGCGGCGGCACCAACCACAAGGGCGGCGACTGCTGCCCGATGGTCGCCGCTGTCCGCTCGGCCGCCCGGGGCAGGTTCCGTCTCGCCGCCCGCTATGCCCGCCTGTCGGGGCGGCTGATCGTCGCGAGGGTGGCGTGGACCGCCTGATCCGGCCGATGGCTGTGCGGACCTCGTGCGTGCCTCGACGGTTCACCTGGAACTGGTGCTTCAACCGGCGCCCGCGCGGCTGTCCACGGCCGTAGGGTTCCGCGTCCCGGCTTGGTGCAAGGCTCCCGGAGTTACCGCCGTTCCTTTCCTCCGGGGGACAGCAGGTTCGATCCCTGCTCGGGACGCAACACCGCAACGTTTTCGATCATGGAAGGAAGCCGATGAACTGGCGCGAGGTAGGGAAGAGGCTCATCAGCCCGGGGAAGGCCGCCATCGCGCGGACCCCGCCGATGCAGGCGCCCATGCCGAAGTACACGCCCAAGAAGCAGGCCAGAGCGATCAACCCGAAGAAGCGGGGCGAGAAGTAGCACGGTGTGGGGTAGCTCAACAGGCAGAGCAGTCGGCCCCGGAGTCGACGATGCGGGTTCGGACCCCGCCCCCGCAGCGAGGTCAGGCGCCCTGGGCTCATGCCCCCTGACCTGTGTTCCCCCCTGCCGCTCGACGGCCGCAGAACGCGGCCCGTATCCGGTTCACGGGCATCGGATACGACGTCGAACGCGCTCGCGAAGCGGCAGGGGCTCAAACGTCTATCCCGCGTGGACATCCCAGGCGCCCGTCGCGTATAGTCGGAGCTGACAGGACACCGCAACGGAGGAGAGCACGTGGACACGATCACCACTCACGGCCACGACACCTGGAACGACTGGATCAACGACCCGCACAACGCCACCGCCGACGACCTCGTCAAGCTGGGCGCCCTGCGCAAGTTCATCTTCGCCGCCGCCGAAGACGGCCACAACAGTGAGCCGATGAAGCTCACCACCGAGTGGGTCAACAAGAAGCTCGGCCCGCTCGGCGTTACCGACCGCCTCGACGGCGACAGCGTCTACACCCTGGAGGCGCCCGCCACGGGCATCTACCGCAGGCAGGTCGTCGCCCCCAACCGCGACGCCGCCGCCCGCGCCTTCGCCAACCCGAGCGGCGACCTGGTCGCCATCGCCAACTACACCCTCCTGGCCGTCCCGACGTTCGTCTCCGGCCCGGAAGACCCGGACCCGACCGCCGTGCACCCCGACGCGCCCACCACGGTCACTGGCACCCTGGAGAAGTTCCGCGAGGGCCTCATGCTGGCCGTCATCGCCGGTCCGCGTCTCTGCGACCACGGGGTGAACGAGGTGCTGGCCGACTTCGGCCTGGACCCGATCCCGGCGCGTAAGGAGTTCACGGTGACCCGCCCGGCCACCGCGACGGCGACCACGACCGTCACCGCGTACGACGCCGCCAGCGCGGAGCGGGTCGCGGAGTGGCGCTGGGAGAACGGCCACACCGCGTACACCGCTGAGCTGGCCGCCGGGTCGGGCGACTTCGTCGTCGCCGAGCGGTGACGACCTTTCTGGCGGGCCTGTTCGGTGCGGTTATTGGGATCTCCGCCTATGACCTTCTGCAAGTCTTTCTGGAGACCCTGCGGACCAGGCGCCGACGGCGCAAGTGACAGTTTTTTACAGCCCTCTTGCCCTGCTGGGCGAGGGGGCTGTATGCTGTGCATAGACAGACCAACGAGAAGGGCTGATCATGTTCTCCCGTATCCGCAGCTGGTTCCGCCGCTCCCCCCGCCTGGAGATCGTGCGGGGCGACATCACCACCCTGGAAGTCGACGCCATCGTCAACGCCGCCAAGTCGTCCCTGCTGGGTGGCGGCGGCGTTGACGGCGCCATCCACGAGGCGGCCGGTCCGCAGCTGCTCGAAGAGTGCCTACGCCTGCGCGCCGCCATCTACCCGCACGGCCTGTGCGTCGGCGAGGCCGCCGTCACCGGCGGCGGCAAGCTCCCCGCCATGTACGTCATCCACACCGTCGGCCCGCACTACCGCAAGGAACCCGATCCGGCCCTGCTGCGCGCCTGCTACACGAACTCCCTGGCCGCCGCCGACCGGCTGAAGGCCCGCAGCGTCGCGTTCCCGCTGATCTCCTCCGGCGTCTACGCCTGGCCGGTCGGCGACGCCATCCACCAGGCCATCACCGCCATCCAGGGCGCCCGGACCAGCGTCAGGGACATCAAGCTGGTCACGTTCGACGCGCACACCTACACGCTGGCCAAGGCCATCCTCGCGGGAAGGCCGGGCCTGTGAAGCTGGCAGTCATGTTCGAGGTGCCCGACGGTGTCGACTACGCCGACGTTGCGGCCCGGATGATCGCCCACCAGGCGTTCGCTGGCGAGCAGAAGATGAAGCACTGGTCGTTCGACCTGGAGATGCGGCCCGTCGCCGTCTTCCAGGTCGACGTCGATCCGGAGCTGGAGGAGGTCGTCGCTGACGCCCGCCGTGAGCTGGACAATGACCACCCGTGGATCCCGGGTGCGATCTTCCGTCGAGGGGATCGGGGTGGCCGCCTGAAGGCCGCGCTGCTGGCGTTCCTCGATACGCTGACGGCCTGACGGGAAGAAAGCCGCAGCCCTCTTGCCCTGCTGGGCGAGGGGGCTGTATGCTGTGCATAGACAGACCGAGGAGGACACCATGGAGATCATCGCCATCATCATCAGCGTCGTTTCGATCATCGTCTCCGCGCTCACCGCCTACTCCGCCACCGTCCAACGCCGCCGCATCGCCGAGATGTCCAAGACCGTCCACCAGGCGGGCCGCGACTCCGATCGCTGACCACCGCGCACATACAACGGCCGGGCTGACCACCTACGATGGTGGCCATGCCCGGCCTTTCTGTCGTATACGTGATCTACCTGCTGGCCTTCGCCCGGCTTGTCGTCCTGCTCACCGCAGACATGCTCACCGCCCGCCCCCGCGACGCCGCCGCCACCGCCCTGAAGGACCGTGGCCACCACCTGCTGTCCTACCTGCTGCTGTGCCCCTGGTGCATCAGCGTCTGGCTGGCTATTCCCGCCGCCCCGATCATCTACGCTTACGGCGATTCGCCGTGGCTGTTCGTGCCCGCACTCGCGCTGGCCTTGTCCGCTGCGGCCGGGGCGCTTGCCCGTGTGAAGGGGTGACCGAGTGGGACTGCTGAGCAAGCGTAGGACCGTCCCGGCCGGAGGCACTGATGGCCCCGGCTCGCGCCCGGCCAACGCGCTGATCGGCGCCGCCGTCCCCATCAAGCTCGACGACGCCGCGTCGTGGCAGATGTTCAAGCTCGGCGACCACCGCTGGCAGCACGAAGCATGGCGACACTATGACATCTGCGGGGAGATGCGGTTCGTCGTCAACTGGATGGGCAACGCCGTCTCCCGCTGCCGCATGTACGCCGCGTCCGTCTCGTCGGACGGCACCGTCGGCAGCGAGGTCGACGACGAGAAGGTCCGCGCCATCGCGGAGACCATGTTCGGCACGCCCGCCTCCAAGGCGCAGGCGCAGCGCCTGATGGCCATCAACATGATGGTTGCCGGGGACGTGTTCATCGTCGCGGAAGGCTACGAGGCCGCCTCTGAGGACGCGGACAAGTGGTACGTCTGCTCGTCGTCGGAGATCACCCGGCGCGGCGACGACATCATGGTCCGCCGGTCGATCACCCACGGCGGCGGCACGTACAAGCTGGACCCGAAGAAAGACCTCCTGATCAGGGCGTGGAACCCGCACCCCCGCCGGTACGACGCCGCCGACTCGACCGTCCGGGCGATCCTGCCCGTGCTGCGTGAGCTGGAGCAGTGCACGAAGCGCGTCTTCGCCGAGCTGGACTCCCGCCTGGCCGGTGCCGGGATCCTGCTGCTGCCGGACTCCATCGCGTTCCCGTCCGCCCCCGGCGAGGTGCCCGGCGACTCCCGACAGTCGGGCATCGACGGGTTCGCGCAGCTGCTTCAGAAGACGATGGCGACGTCGTTGCAGCAGCGTGACAGTGCTGCCGCCCTGGTCCCGATCATCTTGCAGGTCGCGACTGAGGCCCTCGACAAGATCAAACACCTGACGTTCGACTCGCAGATCTCCGACAAGGTCGTCGAGATGCGCAAGGCGGCCGTCGAACGGATGGCGATGTCGCTGGACATCCCGCCCGAGGTGCTGACCGGCATGGGCGACTCGAACCACTGGTCGGCGTGGGCCATCGAAGAGTCGTCGATCAAGATCCATATCGAGCCGCTGCTGATCCAGCTCGCCGACGCCCTCAACGTCGGCTACTTCCAGCCCGCCCTGAAGACCGCAGGCGTCGCCAACCCGGAGAAGTACACCCTCTGGTTCGACATCGCCGCCCTGACCGTCCGCTCCAACCGCTCGGAGCAGGCCCTCCAGTATTCGGAGAAGGGCCTCATCAGCGACAAGGCCGCCCGCGACAACGGCGCCTTCACCGACGACGACGCCCCCGACGACAAGGAAGTCGTCTACGGCCTGGTCAAGGCACTCGTCCTGGCCAACCCGGCGTACGCCACCGACCCTGAGGTGCAGAAGGTTCTCGGCCTCCCGCCGATCAAGTCCCAGGAGCCCGGCGCCCCGCCCGGGGACCTGATGCCCGGCGACCCCGGCTACGACGAAGCAGGCGCAGACCCGGCTGACGCTGGTGCGCGTGGCCTGCCGCAGTTCCCGTCCGTGGAGGACGCCGTCCAGGGCAAGGTCGGTGGCGGCGGCAAGCTCGGCGCCCTCGCCGCGTCCGCCCGCTCCCAGGGCGGCGACCCCCTGTTCTACGCCGCCGACTCGGCTATGCGCCGGGCATTGGAGCTGGCCGGGGGCCGCCTCGTGCCCGGCCCGGCCCGCGCCCGCCACCAGGTCCCGAAGCACGAACTGCACACCCGTGTCATCGCCGACCGGACCCGAGTCCCGTCGCTGCTGGCCGGGGCATGGACGCACGTCCGGGAGCAGGCCACAGAGCTGGGCGTCGACCCTGACGTCCTGGAGTCGGTGCTCAGCAGCTACGCCACTGAACTGTTGACGCGCGGCGTCGCCCACGAGCCGGAGTTCCTGCGCTCGATGCTGCGCGAGACCCGAGGAGAACTCGTCTCATGATCGATCCCCGAGTGTGCAACGAGGTCGGTCCCCACCTCTGCCTGGTGCTGGGCTGGCACGCCGACCACCAGGCCAAGATCGAAAATGACACGGTGATGCAGCCCGGCCAGCCCCGATTCCGGGTTGGCAACCACCAGCCGCAGAACATCTACGACGGCGACAAGTACATCGGCGTGATGTTCTCGGCGCCGCATGCCGCCCGGGTGGTCGCCGCCCTCAACGACACCGAGGCCCGCTTCACCGCCGAGCGGTGGCCGACGTGATCGGCGAGATGATGCGGAGAGTGACGAATGAAGATCATTCTTGCCCGATCCCCCGGGCTGGTACCCCAATCCAGTCACGCAGCGTGGCATTCGGGTGTTAGGTGTCCTGCTGTCCCGCCGCCGCAGGGACCGCCGACGGCGCCTGGCAGCCGCACTCGCGGAGGTGAGACGTGCTAGCCGAACAGATCACCGCGATAGCGCGGTTTGCTGAGGCCGTCAGCAAGCTGAAGAGGGCGCAGGACCGGCGCGACGGGGTCACCCTGACCGTCGCCGAGGTGGACGGGCTCATCTGGGGAATCAAGACGCTGAGGGAAGGTAGCGAAGATGCCGCAGCCAGCGACCCTGCCTAACGCCGCCGCGCAGCAGCAGGCGGCCGTGGCGGTCTTCGCCCAGTATGAGCCGCCCCTGTATGAGGCGTACCTGGACATGATGCTGGAGTGGCTTGCCGCCGTCCGCGTCGCGATGTTTGCCGGTGGTGTTGCCCGCCTGGCGCTCGTGCCCGACCCGATGAAGGTCTTCTCGCAGGGGCCGAAGTGGGCGGCCCTCACCGCGAAGTACTCGGCGAAGGTCGCGGAGGAGGTGCTTGCCGCCCCGTACCGCGATCTGTTTGCGGACGGTGCCCTGTTCGATTCGCGGCCGTTCGTGCGCAACTGGATCGCCGACACCGACAACCGGCTCCGGGCTGTCCCCGATGAGGTCTTCGGCCTGGTCTCCCACATCATTGACTCGGCAACTACCAACGGGGCGAGCATCCCCGACGTGCAGGACCAGATCGAACAGCTGTTCGGAGACACCGGCGTGCAGCGGTGGAAGAACCGGGCACGGACTGTCGCGCGGACCGAGGTCGTCGGCGCCTACAACGGCGGTCTGCACGACGCGTTCTCGATGATCGTCGACAACGACGACTCCGGCACGAAGTACGTGCACCGGTGGCTGGCCACCGAAGACCAGCGGACCCGTCCCGACCACCGCGAGGCCGACGGCCAGGTGCAGCCGTGGGGCACCCCGTTCCGGCTCGGCCCCGAAGGCGTCGTGCTGATGATGCACCCGCACGCCGCCGGGGCGCCCGCCGACCAGGTGGTCAACTGCCGGTGTGTCGAGCTGATGGAGATCGAAAACGAGCCCACACCGATGGGCAACCGCCAGTACAAGACGCCGTCGCTACGCGCCTCGATCACCCTCATGCAGGAGGTGTGCACCGACGGCCAGTTCTGCAAGCTCACCCACAAGCCTGGCCTGTGCAAGGGGCAGAAGCGTGGCGGCACCGAACCCGACTACCAGGACGCCACGAAGAAGACCCCCGCGCAGGTCGCTCAGACGGCCGTCACCGGCCTGGAGAAGGCCATCCAGCAGGCGGCAGCTGTCGCCGCGCAGAACCCCGGAAACCCGAAGCTGGCCGCCATGGCACGCAAGGCCATCTCCGGCTACAAGCGCGCCCTCGCCCCGCACAAGCAGAAGCTGAAGGATGCCACCCGCGAGAACGACCAGGCGAAGCGGACCGGCGTGCAGGACACCAACCAGCAGGACACCCTGGACCGCCGTGCAGCCCGCCACAAGGACACCCTGAAGCGCCGCGCGCAGCGGATCCTGGAACGCCGCGCAGAGAAGGCGAAGCTCGCCAAGATGTCGCCGAAGGAGCGCACCGCCTACCACAAGGCCAAGGCGGCGGCGGCAGCGAAGAAGCGTAAGCACGAGGAGAACAAGACCTTGAGAGAAGCCAGCAAGTGACCCCGTTCGTGGCCATCGTCCCTTCTCGCGGACGGCCTGAGGCTGTCCGCGAGGTGGTCACCGCCTTCTACCAGACGTGCACCGCCAACACGAAGCTTGTCGTCGCCGTCGACTCCGACGATCCGCTGCTCGACGGATACGAGACCTTCACCAGGACCGAGCCGAACGCGGAGCTGTTCGTCGCCCCGGCCCCCTCGACGATGGTCGCCACCCTGAACGCCGCCGCCGTGCACTACGCGCCGACCGCGCGCGCCCTAGGCTTCCTCGGCGACGACCACCGGCCCCGCACCCCCGGTTGGGACGGCAACTACCTGCGCGCCCTGGCCAAGCTCGGCACCGGTCTCGTCTACGGCGACGACCTCCTCCAGCATGAGCGGATCCCCACCCAGGTCGCGATGACCTCCGACATCGTGCTCGCGCTCGGGCACATGGCCCCGGCGTGCCTGACCCACCTGTTCGTCGACAACTACTGGCTCGACCTGGGCAAGGGTGCCGACTGCATCACCTACCTGGCGGACACGGTCGTTGAGCACGTCCACCCGTTCGCGGGAAAGGCGCAGATGGACGACGGGTATGTGCGTGTCAACGATCCGAGGATGTATGCCCGGGACAGTCAGGCGTACGGGGACTATGCTTCCCGTCACCTGATGGCCGACATCCAGAAAGTGAAGGCGTTGCGATGATGCGCAAGCGGCTACGGCCGATGCCCACGGAGCACGAGCTGGCCGAGATGTACAAGATTCCGCACGACCACCGCCGCTGGGAAGACCACCTGTTCCGGGTCGATGTCACCTCAGCCGTCGCCGGGCTGCTGATGCCTCAGGGGGGCCGCGTCGCCGACCTGTCCTGCGGCAACGGCCTCATCCTCCAGCGGTTGCAGGCGTCCCACGGCGCCCGCGCGGTCTTCGGCGACTTCGCCCCCGGCTACGAACACACCGGCCCGATCGAACAGACGATCGAAGACATCGACCATGTGGACCTGTTCATCTGCTCGGAGACGATTGAGCACCTCGACGACCCCGACGCCGTCCTCGCCCGGATCCGGGAGAAGACGGACCGGCTGATCCTGTCGACGCCTGACGGTGAGGACGACGACAGGAACCCCGAGCACGTGTGGGGTTGGGATTCCGAAGCGGTGGAGAAGATGCTCCGCAACGCGGGCTTCACCCCGGGCGTGCACACCACCGTCGACACCCGGCCGACCGTCGGCATCTACGCCTACCAGATCTGGGCGTGCCTGTGAGGGCGCTGGTCACGGGCTGCTCCGGCTTCGTCGGACGCCACGTGATGGAACGCCTCGACCTGATGGGGTGGGACACGGCCGGACTCGACATCGCTGACGGGTTCGACGCCCTCGCCTACTTCCGTCAGGGCACCTCGCAGTACGACCTGATCGTGCACGGCGCCGCCAGCGCCCCGCACCGCGTCGCCATCGACAGTCAGCCGCAGCACTTCGCCCGGAACCTCCAGCTGGACTCGGCGATGTTCGAGTGGGCTGTGCGGACCGGGCAGGGGCGCGTGCTGTACCTGTCCTCCTCGGCTGTCTACCCGATCGAATTCCAGCGGGACAACGCCTATCGGGAGCCGCTGTACGAGGACATGGTGGACCTCTCCGACTGCTCCGAGCCTGACTCCGTCTACGGCTGGGCGAAGCTCACTGGCGAGCGCCTGGCCGCCGAAGCCCGCAAGGCTGGCCTGCCGGTGACCGTGGTCCGGCCGTTCTCCGGCTACGGCGAGGACCAGTCGACGGACTTCCCGTTCCGGGCCATCCTCGACCGGGTGATCCGCCGCGAGGACCCGGTGACGGTGTGGGGTTCGGGGACGCAGGTCCGCGACTGGATTCACATCGACGACGTGGTGTCCGGAATGCTGGCCGTTGCCGAGTCGGGCACGACCGAGCCGGTCAACCTGTGCACGGGCGACGGCCTGTCGATGTTCGAGCTGGCCCGCCTCGCCGCCTCCGTGGCCGGGTTCGAGCCGTCGGTGGAGGCCCTGTCCGACAAGCCTGCCGGGGTCGCCTACCGGGTGGGTGACCCGACCCGCTTCCACGAGATTTACACGCCGAAGGTGACGTTGGAGCAGGGGGTCATCCGCGCCCTGCGTGTCTAGCCTTCAAGATCGAAAACAACCGGTATGCTCACGGAATGACGACGCTCGGGCGGCTGGTGCAGGGGTACGGATTTCATGTCGCACCCCTGCCCACGTTCGACATCGACGCCGTCGCCGGGCAGATCTACACGGATACGCTCACCGCCTCCGCCTCCGGCCCCATCCCGATCCTCGGGAGCCCGCCCGTCATCTGGGCGTCGATCGCTGGCTGGGTCAACCAGGACGACGACGCGCACGAGCCGTGCTCCCTGACCGCCTGCCGCGCCCCGCTGCACCCCGGCCCCTGCAAGGGCTGGAAGGGCACCCTGCACTCCGTCTCCCCGCACATCTGGAAGCAGGTGGAAGACGAGCGGGTCGCGAAGGCCAACGCCCGCCGGGTGAAGCGGATCGCCGACCTGCGCTCGCAGGGCAAGCCCATCCCCCGCAAGCTGCTCACCGAGATCAAGGCGAAGCCTGCCCCCGGCACCGGCTCCGGCCACACCCACCCGGCGACCGGCGCCACCCCCACCCCGCTGGGCAAGGTCAACCAGCAGGCCGACCTTGCGGGTGGGCAGGCGCACAACGCCTCGCGGGCGATCAACCAGGCCGCCGGGATCAAGACGAACACGGCACCGTTGCCGACCGGCCCAAAGGGCAAGAAGCCGACCGTCGCCGGGCGCGGCCCTGCGTTCGTCATCACGCAGCCGAAGGTCACCGACCAGTACAAGCTCGACAAGGCATCGAAGCTCACCGCGCAGGAATGGTCGGACCTTTCCCCGGCAGACCGGACCGCGATCCGTGACGAGCTGGAAGCGATCAAGGTACGCGGCTTCGGCCCGCAGCAGACCCGCGCCGATGCCCTCCTGGCGAAGCTGCCCGCCGGGACGACCCTCGGCGGCACCACGCCCGCATCGGCCCCGGCCGCCCCCCACGTGCCGTCTGCGGCCCCGGGGAAGACGACCCTGGGCCAGGCCACCAAGCTCATCCCCCCGACGCCCACGCCGCAGCTGCCCGCCCCCGCACCGGCCCCGAAGCGCGGGAGCCGCGACTCCCTCGGCGTGCTCAACAAGCCCCTGCCCGGCGGCTCCGTCACCTCCACCTCCGTCGGCCTGCCCAATGGCTACCGGATCACCCGCGACGGCATGGGCTACAGCCTCAAGCACAACGGCAAGCTGATCCGGACCAGCTCGACGCAGGCGGCCCTGGAGAAGTACGCCCATGATCACGCCAACGTCCACGGTGGCAATGCCACCCCGCCAACCCCGCCCGCGCCGCCGTCCGGTCCGACCCCGCAGGCTCCCGGGCCGCCGTCCAACACCCCGCAGGCGTTCCCGCCGCACCTCCAGCACGCCCGCGCCGTCGCCGGTCGCGCCCTCGGCGGACGCCCGACGGCGAAGACCCATGTCGACGTCTACGGCAAGCTGTCCAAGGACGACTTCGATCGCCTCGACACGCAGACGCAGCGGACCATCCGCGACGACCTGGCCAACGCGAAGGCGAAGTTCCTCGACCCGAAGAAGTCGCAGGCCGCGCAGGATCTCCTCGATCGTTTTGGATCAAGGCACACCGGCCCGGCCCCGGGCGCCCCGGCGGCCACCGCACCGAGTGGGACTCCGACCCCCGCGCCTACCGGCGGCCGGAAGACCTTCACCGTCACCCACAACGGCAAGACGGTCACCCGCACCAGCAACCAGCCGTATACCCACGCCTCGATCGTGCGCTGGCCGGACGGCACCGAAGGGGTCGTCAGCTTCCACAACAGTGAGGCCGCCGCCCTGAAGGGTGTCCTCACCGCCCAGCAGAAGCAGAACGGCGCGCAGGTCGTCAAGGCCGTCGCGGTCAAGGTCGACACCCCGAGCGCTCCGGCGCACCCGAAGGGCTACAGCGACCCGCAGCAGCAGGTCGTCAAGGCCGCCGCCAGCGCCGCACCGACCGATGATGTCCTGAAGGCTGTTGCCCGGCTGTCCCCGGAGCAGGTCGGCAAGCTCGACGACGTCGACAAGCGGACGGTGCTCGGTCGGCTGGCGTTCATCGCCACCCACCCGAAGGCCACCGACGCGCAGAAGGCGTCGGCCGCCGCCTACGGCCGGATGATCAACAAGGGCAGCCCGGCGCAGACGTCCCGCAAGTGGGACCACACCCCGTCCCTCGGCGAACTGCACGGCGAGGAGAAGACGTCCGGCGTACAGCAGCGCCTCGACGCCCTCGACGCCGCGAAGGCTCCAAGGAGCCCCGCCACCGCTGCGGCCCGCCTCCAGGCCCTCAGTGCGCTGACCAAGCCGCAGTTCGACGCTCTCAACCCTGACGAGCAGCGGCAGATCCTCGACGCCCTCCAGGCCCTGCACCACGACCGGATCCACAACGGCGGCGACCTCACCCTCGATGCCGGGGTCGAGAAGGCCGTCATCGCGTACACCGGCGAACACCCGGCCGTGCACCGGCTCAAGCAGGCTGAGGCCGACTTCCGCGCCGGGAAGATCGACGGCGATCAGCTCTATTCCCAGTTCGCGACCGCCCGGGTCCAGGCCCCCCCCACCACACACAGGGCCGCCCTGGGAGTCCTGGACAAGGAAGCCCTGCGGGTTGCCCGGGACAACCCGACCCTGCCGCCGTACGTCCGATCCACGCTGGCCGGGCAGCCCGCCTACGGCGCCCCCGGCTATTACCCCGTCTCCCTCGCCGGGATGAAGCACAACTGGGAGCCTGCGCCCCGGCTCAGCTCGACGGACATCAGCCAGATCTTCCGCACCTCCGACAGCGACCTGAACGCCCTCGACCCGATCCATGCGCAGGCCGTCCGTGACCTGCGCGAAAACATCCTGCGGACCGGGCTGCGCGGCGAGCCGGGCGTGCCCACCGGAAGCCCCTGGTCGGAAGCCACCCGCAACGACGTCGTCAACCACTACCTCGGCATCCACATGGCGGATGGCGGGGAGATCCCCCGCGACCGGCTCGACTTGTACCGGGCACTGCCGGGCGACGTGCAGACCCTGGTTTTGAAGACCGTCCGGAAGCGGCTGGCCGGGCAGAGCGACAACCACGCGAAGACCAGAACATGGATGGCGCTGCGCGAGCTGGAAGGCGACAGCCCTCTGGACGGTGCGACCCGCGACGCCCTCGTGGCAGCCTCCGACAAGTACGCCCGTACCGGGGCCGCGAAGGCCGACGCCTACCGCCAGATGGACCCGGCCGCCTTCCGGTCGCTGCCCGACTTCGCCCGGGGAGCCATCAAGACGGACCTGCGCAGCTATCAGAAGCGGCTGGAGAACGCCGGGCCGTCACGCTGGTGGTCGCCGCAGGACAACGCCCTCGCGGCGTTCCCGAACGCCCTGGCAGCACACCTGGAAGGTTCCCGGGTGGTGCCCGCCGACCGGGAGTCGCGCAACGTCGCCGACATCGCCAGCTACGGCCGGGACCTGGTCGCCCCGGCGTCCCGGGTGGAGACGTACAACAAGGTCACCCCGATCAAGCTGACGGGGCTGCCGGACGCGACGCAGAAGGCCGTGTTCGACGACCTGGGCAAGATCGAAAACGACTCGTCGTTGCCGTTGCAGACCCGCTACGACGCGGCGATGAACAAGGACGTCCTGCTCAAGCTGAACAGCCAGGTCACCCTCACCCCCAACCAGGTGTCCGCCGTCCAGGCCGCCGACCCGCACCCGACCGCCGGATACTCCGACCCGTCTGCGGCCCTCGCCTTCCACAACCTCAGCAAGGCCGACTACGACGCCCTGTCGCCGACCTTCCGCGAGGCCATCGACGAGCGGATCAACAACCTGCCCGCTTCCCCCCGGCAGGTGATGACCGCCAAGTTCCACCCGGCGCCGGTCGTCTCGAACCTGCCGTCGGGGACGGTGCCGACGTCCGTGCAGCCGAACGTGCCGCAGCACGTGCAGGACGCCCTCGACACCATCTACGGCGTCCACCCGAAGTCGCACACGATGGCCCACCAGCTGTCCACCTACGGCGGGCTGCGCGGCGGCGACTTCAACAACCTGAACGTCCAGGAGCAGCAGCACCTCCTGTCCGACCTGTCGTTCATCCAGACGACCGCGAAGGGGCCATCCGCCACCAAGGCGGGCAAGCTCATCGACCGGTTCACCCCGCCCGGAACCCCCGCCGGGCAGACCCCCGGCAACCCGGCGATCATCCCCCCGGCGAACTCCGTCCCCGGGCAGGTCCGCTATCCCACCCCGGTCGTCGGCACCCTCGTGCAGGCCACCAACAAGGGCAAGGGCGGCGACGGCTGGATCTCCACTCCCGGCGGCAAGAGCGTCTGGGGCAAGTACGGCGCGGCCGGACTGCTGCTCATGCACCAGGACCCGGGCACCGGCGAGAAGCGCTACCTGATGGTCCAGCGCGGACCCGGAATCTCCGACCCCGGCAAGTGGCAGTTCCCCGGCGGCGCCATCGACGAGAAGGAGACGTTCCACCAGGGCGGCGCCCGCGAGGTCATTGAGGAACTGGGCTTCAAGGACTCCGACCTGGCGTCGGCGGCGATCCACGGCGAGCACACCAACGCCATCCCCGGCACCACCTGGAAATACGTGTCGATCGCCGCGCAGGTCCCGAAGATGCTCAAGCCGGACCTGTCGACGCACCACGCCCGGCAGGAAACCTCCGACGCCAAGTGGATGACCGAGTCGGAGATCAAGGCCCTCGACACCTCCGGCAAGCTCCTCGCCCCGCTCGCGGGCGGCAAGCTGGAGCAGAACGTCATGTCGCTGTTCCCGGCAGCCGGGGGGCAGAAGCTGGGCCAGATCGCCCGGCCCGGCCCGGTCTCGAAGCGACTGGGCCGCCTCTCGCTGCCGCCCGGCGGCCGTCAGGCGCCCGCCTCGTTCAACGCCTGGCCGCACCCGCACAAGAAGTCGACCGGCAAGAACCTGGTCGGCTCGAAGGCCGACATCGACGCGCAGCGGCAGAAGATCAAGAACGATCGGAAGCTGTTCGACGGCAAGACCGCCGACGGCCGCCTCGCCGCGATCGGCGCCCAGCAGGGATTCGACGACACCCCGACCGTCGTCTCGAAGTCGGAGATCGACCGGCTCCTGGCGACCGGCGACTATATCGAGGCGTGGCGTGGTGTGACCGGCGCGGGCGGCGGCTGGTCCCCGCGCGGCCGGGGCAGCTCCGGCGGCAAGACCGCCGCCGACATCAACGAGGAGATGCGGTCCGGCCCGGCGTACTACGGCACCGGCATCTTCGGCAACGGCTACTACCTGGCCACCCAGAAGCGGGTCGCCGAGCAGTACTCGGACCGCACCAAGGGTTCCATCGTGCGGATGCTCATCCCGAAGTCCGCCGTCATGGAGAAGTACGACAAGGTCGAGAAGGAGGCGCAGGCCAACTCCTCGCGCACCTCGAAGGCGAAGGGGTCTTCGGGCTACGAACTGTCGACGTTCTGGGATCCCGGGCGCTGGGGTGCCGCGAAGGGCCTCGACGGTATCGAGATCAACCCGCACCACCGCGCGCACGCCGGTGGCGGCGCCGGGCACGTCGCGTCCGCCGGAAAGCCTGCCTTCAACTGGCTGAACCGTTCCGTGTTGATCATCCAGAAGGAGCCCGGCTGATGCCGACAAGCGCCGTAGGCCAGCTGTTCCACCGCCTCAGCGACGCGCTGGGCGGCTTCACCGTGCTGCCCGAGGAGCGCACCCGGGTGCTCGCCGGATGGCAGGCGGCGGGCGGCGAGGATTCGGCCACCTGGGAGAAGCTGTCCCTCGGCACCCAACAGCTGGTGAGAGACATCGAAAGCCGGGATCCGCAGTCGTGGGCGGACCCTGCTGACCTGCCCGATCAACAGGGCATCTAGCGGGGTCGGTGTATGGTGTCGGCCATGAATGGACAAAAGCTCCGCACGCGTCCCCGCTTCTACGTGTGCCCCACCGCCCTGACCGCACCCCCGACCGGCCCCCCGCCGCCGCTGCCGCCCACGCCGCCGACCCCGGCGAAGCGGGTCGCCCAGGCGGCCGGGCTGCTCGCCGACCTGGCGCCCGGCGTCCTGGCCGTCGCTGCCGGGCTGTTCCTGATCGTCGTCGGCGCCTTCCCGCAGGCGCTGGCTGTAATCTGACCTGCAACGAGAAGGGGTAGCGCATGGGCACCGCCTGGAAGATGCCGATCGCCGTCGTCGGGAAGCCGACCGGTGACGGCCGTCAGTTCGACAAGGGCGCCCTGTCGCATCGTGACCTGCCGCTGCCCCTGCGGTACGTCGCGAGCGACGGCGGCGGGCACCACAACGCTGTGATCGTCGGCCACATCAGCAAGATCGGCGACGAGGGCGGGGGGATGCTCCCCGCCTCCGGTGAGTTCTACGACGACGAGTCGTGGCCGGAAGACGTCCGCAACGCCGCGACGGCCGCGATGAAGTTCACCCAGAACAAGGTGATCGGTCCGTCTGTCGACCTCGACCAGGCCGAGATGGAACACGTGCCCGAGCCGAAGGCGTACGCGGTCTGGAAGAGGGAGCAGAAGGTCAAGCTGAAGGCTCAGCTGAAGGCCGCGAAGCTCGCCCACGCCAGCGCCACCGGCACCGACTGCGGCTGCGGGTCCGAACCGATGTTCGCCGAGGAGGCGTACGACGGCCCCCGGCTGAAGATGGTCCGGTCCGGCCGGGTCGCGTCGGCCACCCTCGTGCACATCCCCGCGTTTGCTGAGCTGTCCGGCCATGCCGTGTTGACGGCCGCCAAGCCGCCCAAGGCGGCACCTGAACCGGTCGCCGAGAGCATCGCCGCCGACGGCACCATGATCGAAAACGACGCGGAGATGGACTCCGACGACGAGCAGGAGGCCCGGGAGAAGATGCGCGCCCTCATCGCCGGGGCCGCCCCGGCAGCACCACCCCGCGAATGGTTCGACGACCCGAAGCTGGAAGGCCCGACCCCGCTGCACATCGGCGACGACGGCCGCGTCTACGGCCACGTCGCCGTCTGGGACACCTGCCACGTCGGCATCGGCAACTCCTGCGTGAAGCCGCCCAAGTCGCAGACGTCCTACGCCTACTTCCACACCGGCGAGGTCGTCACCGCCACCGGCGCCCGGGTTCCGACCGGCCGCCTCACCTACGGCGCCGGAGGTCACGCCGGTCCGAATCTCGGCTACCGCGCGGCAGCCGAGCACTACGACGTCAGCAACAACACCGGCGCGGTCGTCCGTGCAGGTGAAGACCCCCACGGCATCTGGGTCGCGGGCGCGCTCGTGCCAGAGGCGGACGACGCTGCCGTGCGGGTCATGCGCGCAACCCCGCTGTCCGGCGACTGGCGTCGGGTCGGCGGCAACCTGGAGCTGGTCGCCGCCCTGCACGTCAACACGGCAGGGTTCCCCATCCCCCGGATGATGACCGCGTCCGCCATCAGCGGGATGCCGGAGGACGACGAGATCCTCAGCCTGACCGCCGCCGGTGCGCTCGCCAGCCTCGCCGAGGAGGCCCCGGCCAGCGCCCACAACGGGGTGCCCGACACTGAGGCGCTGGGTCGGGCCATCGCCCGGGGCCTGCTCGCCGAGCAGGCCGACGCCGCGCACCGCTCCTCTGTCGCCGCCGAGTGGTCTGGCCTGGTCGCCGCAGCCACCCGGGTCGACTGCGCCGCCGATTATGATGACGTCATGGGCGACCTGCTGGTCGTCCTGGCCGAGTAGGAGGAGGGGCCTGATGGGTTGCAACTGTGGTGGTGGAGGTTCCGGTCTCGGCAACTACGTCGTGCGAGATTCGCAGGGCAAGGAGCTGAAGAAGTTCACCGCCGTCCGCGAGACTGAGGCGAAGGTCTTCGCCGCGAAGACGCCCGGCGCCACGTACGCGAAGACCAGCTAAGACGACGGAAGGCCCGCCCCTGGGGATGGGGTCGGGCCTTCCGTCTGTCCGGGCTACGGCTGCACGTCGTACTTCCGGCCGATCAGCACCCAGTGCATGGTGTTGTCGCGGCGCGGGGTGTCGCAGGCGTACCCGTCGGCCTCGATCTCGGCGATGACCTTCGCGACGTGGGGCAGTTGGGCCGCCTTGCGGAGGTCGCCGTCGCGCAGCTTGTAGTCGTCGCCCTCGGTCTTCACCTTGCGGGTGATCGTCTTCAGGTACCGGCCCCACGTGGCGACCCCCCGGAAGCCGCTTACCCGGTCGGCGGGGACCATCGCGGCACCGCCGCTGAGCATCTCCACGAGGTCGTCGGCGGTGAGGTCGATGGTCAGGATCTTGCCGGACGTCTGGTCGGCGATCTCGATGTGGGGCTTGACCTGCCCCCGGTCGGGGCCGCTGCCGTAGACCCGGCCGAAGCCGAGCCGGATAGCCAGGTCGCCGGGCTTGAACTGGTCGCGCATGATGCCTCCTGGATTGATCTGTCTGTGCACAGCGTACAGGCCCGCCACCCAGCAGGGCAACGGGCCTGTAAAAAACTGTCACGATCCGTCAAGCGACGCGGGCGACAAGCAGCCGGACCGACAGTCGGGCGTATCGCCGGGCCAGCCGGAACCGGCCCTGCCGCACCGACCTCACAGCGGCGACCATCGGGCAGCAGTCGCCGCCCTGGCTGCCGTTGCGGCTGCTGGGGAGCTGACTGGGCGTGCGGACACGAGCCGGACGCTTGCCCGCCCCGAACGGTCCCGCCATCAGACGACCCGCGCCACGAGCACCCGGACCGACATCCGCACGTATCTGCGGGCCAGCCGGAACTGCCCCCGCCGGGCGGACTGGATAGCCTCGTTCATCGGGCAGCACTTCTTCGTGGGCGGCTGCCCACCACCCCCGCCGTGCGAGGTCCGACCTCGCGGCACGTTGGTCTGGATCTTCCGCGTCCGGCCGCCCGGACCGCCCGGGTTGCTGTCACCCTTCCACGTTCCCATTGCTCTCCTCCTCAGTCGTTGTGGTACTCGCCGTCGTGCGAATCCCATCCCTGCTGGGTCGCCCGGTTCTGGTCTTCCATCCACCGGTCCACGATCTGCCGGGTGGCGGCAGCCGAGAGACCGAAGCCCCTAATGAACGACTCGATCTCGCGATGCGACATCGGGTCGTTGTCCCACAGCGTCCGGGTGTTGGCTTCATCGACGGCGGCGCGGGCCGCCGCGATCTGCTTCTCCCAGTGCCTGCCCACCTTCGTCTCCACCCTTCCCTGTGCGCTCCATCCCCGGCTGCTCACCGGCGGCGGCGTCCACTGCTGCGGGATCGGCCGCCCGGCCAGCAGGTCCAAGGTCAACGGGCACGGCTCGCCGCCGTAGAACTTCGCCAGCACGGCATCCGGGAGAGTGGGGTCGGTGACCAGCCCCCGGAACAACGTCATGCACGAGCGGAGTTTCTTGCGGTCGGTGTCGCTGAACATGAGCCGGTCGCGTTTCAGGACGGCCATGGTGGCGGAGGCCAGCCGAATCCGCAGCACCTCGTTGTCCAGGTAGGCCAGCGCTTCGGCTTTGTCGCGGATCCCGTAGCGCTGGGCGATCTCGCTCTTGGCGAGGCCCCGGAGCTGCGGGAACACGAACCACATCCAGTGGGTCTTCTTGCGGCCTGTGGCCAGTTCGTGGGCGACGTCGCGCCATACCTTGTCCTGTGCCTGCTGGAACCGGGCTACGGACGGGGCGGTCGTGGTGGTGGTCATCGCATCCTCCTTCGGTCTGTCTGCCTACAGCCTACACGACCGGTCGGGAAAGGTGTAGTCTAAGGGCAGACGGACCGGAGGAGGCCCGACGTGATCGTCACCCCGCCCCTGTTCGACACCGCCCCGGACCCCGGCGAGCCGCAGGAATGCGACCGATGCTCGACTACCGCCACCGCGACCCTCGACGGGCTGCGGGCGGGCGGATGGGTCGCCTACAACGGGACGTCTTTCACCGGCGCCCCACTCAACGTCCGACTGTGCCCGGCCTGCCGCCGGGGAGATCGAGGAGACCATGACCCAACCCGTGACCGACTGGAACCTCTACCGCAAGTGCCCGGTCTGTGGGGCCGAGATTGGCCAGGCGTGCGCCTCCCTGTCCGGGACGATCACCGGCGGGCGGCCGGACGGGATCCGGACCGAGCTGGAACATGCCCACCTGTCCCGTAAGCTGCGCACCCGCAAGGCTGCCTGATGGCCGCGCACATGACCTGGGAGCAGGCATTCCGCCATGCCCACCAGCAGGCCGCACTCACCGGCCGCCGTTATCGGGTGTTCAAGAGCCGGGCGGTCGTCGGCTGGTGGAACTCCTACGTCATCCCCGAATAGAATCAGGCGCAGAAAGAGGCCCCCGGCGGTTCGCCGGGGGCCTCTTCGCGTTCGGGGTCAGGCCCCGCCCTGCTTGCGTCCGATCGGGGAGTTCCGTTCGGCGTCTCCGACCGTGTTCGGGTTGATCATCAGCTTTGGCCACTCGTCCGGCGGCAACACCCGGACCGTCGCCGGGGGCGGCGTGAACGGCTTCCCCCGGTACTCCGGCGCCCCGTACCAGACAGTCTTCTGGTGGGTGGTGCCGACGCCGGTGTGCACGAACACCGGCAGGCCGACCTGATGGGCGCGCATGCAGAACGAGATGTCCTCGCCGCACAGCTCCCCGTCAGGGCCGGGGATCCGCTCGAACCAGATGTGGCCGGGCGCGTGCTGGTCCATCAGCCACTCGCTGATCTTCTCGTACACCGACCGATGGGTCAGCATGAAGCCGGTTCCGGTCGCGCCGACGCGGGTCACCTCGCCGGGCACCCAGTCGGCGCGGGTCGCCAGCTTGTACGCCCCCGGCATCCCGTTGTTCGGCTCCATCCACGACCAGTCGTACAGCGTCGGGGCGAGCCTCGCACGGAGCCCGCCCATGAAGTCGTGGGAGTACTCGTTCTCGATGAACGCCAGCCCGCCCACGATCGGTGCGGTGTCCGGGTGCGCGACCGCGAGGAGCTTCTCCAGGGCGTCCGGCTCGCAGCCGATGTCGGAGTCCCACCACAGCAGCCAGTCGGCGTCGCTGGCCATGAACGCGGCGGCGATCGTGTTCCGGGCGTGGGACAGTTCGATGGACCGGCCCCACGCCGCCGACAGGGCGCCGGTGTTGCGCAGCCCGGAGCTGTGCATCAGGTGGTTCCCGTGCGTCTTGTCGTAGGCGATCATCCGCAGGACCGAATCGACGAAGTTCGCGCCGAACGTGTCCAGGTGCGGGTAGCCGATGCAGACCTGCTCGCCGGACCGGGGGAACGGGTCGGGCGTCAGGGATGCGGAAAGGGCTTCTACCAGTCCGTTCTTCGCCGCCTGGGCAGCACTGTCTGAAGTCATATACGGCCTCCTCCTCCGTGAACGCCACGGTACCGGTTATGATCCGGTCCAGGTGTATCGGTGCTGCCACGGTCCGGCCGAGCGCTCGAAGAAGAGAGACCCGAAGGTGAAGCTGCCTTTCCAGGTCCCGACTCTCGATGACGGCTCGTATGCCTTCTCGACGATGTCGACCGATGACCTGACTTCGCTCCGAGCGCAGGCGCGTGACGCCGCAGCGCAGTACGCAGAGATGGACGTCTCTGACGTCTCCCCCGACGACATCGCGACGATGCGCGAGCTGACCACCGTGGTCAAGGGCGTGGATGAGGAGCGGTCTCGCCGCTCCGGCGCCGCTGGCGCGTTCGCGGCCCTGACCGAGACCCTCGGCGACGCCGACACCGAGGAGGCTGCTGCTGGCGCTGAGGGCGGCGAGACGCCCCCGGCCGCCGTACCGGCCGCTGCCGCACCGGCAACCCCGGCCGCGACTCCGGCGCCCGTCACCCCTGGTGTGGCCGCTGTCGCCTCGCAGACTGCCGCGTCCGGCACTCCGGCGCCCGTGGTGCCCGAGACCTCGAACGGCACCCCGGCCGTGATCCTGGCCGGTGCTGGCAACTCCGACGTGCAGGTCGGCACGAACCTGTCGTGGGACGACGTCGGCCGCCTGGTCGAGAAGCGGTTCCTCCAGTACGGCGCGGCCGGTGGCGCAGGCGCTTCCCGCCGGGACTCCGTCGCGCAGTTCAAGATGGAGTACCCCAAGGAGCTGACCGCGTCCGGCGGCCTCAACGAGGACGCGACCGGCATCATCGACTACGCGGCCAGCGAGAAGCGGCTGCCGGGCGGTTCGCTGCTCGCGTCGATCAACATCAAGCGCAAGGCGCTCGAAGCGGCCGGTTCGCCCCTGTCGCTGACGGCTGCCGGTGCCGGGTGGTGTGCGCCTTCCGAGGTGCTGTACGACCTGTGCGAGCTGGAGTCGAACGACGGCATGCTCGACATCCCGGAGATCAACGTCACCCGGGGCGGCATCAAGTTCACGACCGGACCGGACTTCTCGTCGATCTACTCCGGTGCGGGCTACTTCCACTACACCGAGGCGCAGGTCATCTCGGGTGTCACCAAGCCGACGATGCCGGTTCCGTGCCCGTCGTTCACCGACGTGCGGCTCGACGCTGACGGCCTGGCGATCCAGGCGGACCTGCTTCAGCTGCGGGGTTACCCGGAGCTGATCGCCCGGTTCGTGCGGGGTGCGATGGTCGCGCACAACCACAAGATCAACCAGTTCATGATCAACGCCCTGGTCACCGGCTCGACCGCGCTCACCCTCCCGAGCAACGTCACCGCGCACACCCCTGGCGCCGGTACGACCTGGTACACCGACCACTCGGTGGTCTCGACCCTGCTGTCCGCGCTCGACCTGGCGATCACCGACTACAAGTACCGCCAGCGCATGCAGCAGTCGTCGACCCTGGAGGTCGTGCTGCCGTACTGGGTCCAGTCGTGGATCCGGGCCGACGTCACCCGCCGCGCGTTCTACGACGGCGACAACGGCACCGACGTGTTCGCCATCACCATGGCGAACATCAACGCGTGGCTCGCCGCTCGCGGCGCCCGCGCACAGTACGTCTACGACTGGCAGGATGCCTTCTACTGGGCGGCCTACCCGTCCGGCGCGCCGTCGGTGTGGCAGCAGATGGGTTCCAGCCCGACGTCGACCGACTTCGTCCAGGACTGGCCCCACTCGCTTCAGATGCTGGTCTACGCGGCCGGTACCTGGGTGCGGGGCAACGCCGACATCATCACCCTGGACACCGTCTACGACAGCACCACGCTGGCGCAGAACAAGACCACCCAGCTTTTCACCGAGCAGGGCATCCTCGCGGCCAAGACCTGTTTCGACAGCCGCGTCTACACCATCGGTGCTCTCGGCGGCGGCCTGATCCCGGACGGCGCGGCGAACTACGCGCCGAACGCGCAGGCGGTCATCGCTACGCAGGGCGTCTTCCCGACCAACCCGTGATCCTGATCCCCCCGGCCGCCGACGCCCCGGCGGCCGGGGGGACCTCACGATGGAAGGGAGGGCGCGAACGTGGCGACCCTTACGCCAATGACCGGCCCGGCTTTCGTCGAACAGCCTCCCGTCGGGAACATCCGCTACGGCCTCTTCACGGCCGCCAACGGCCCGTTCCCGATGCCCGCTCACGGCGAGGTCGGCGGGGTCCAGTACCTCGAAGAACACTGCGGTCAGGCCCACCTGCTCGCGGCTGCGTCCTGCTCCACCCCGACCATCACCGCCGGGTCCACCCTTGACGCGTGTGACGGCACGGCCATCGGCCTGCCGTTCCAGGTCGTCGCGGGCCTGAAGGCGGGGGCCTTCCCGTACGACGCCGCCGAGGTCGAGCGGCGCGCCCGGATCCGGCTCAACGACAACGCGCAGTACGTCGCCGAGCAGGCATTCTGGGGCGGCAACGCCGACGTGCAGGCTGCCCTGGTCCGCCCTGAGCTGAACGGTGGCGCCGGGATCCTCGACGTCACCCCGACGCCGGGCGCATCGGTCACCCTCGAATACGGCGTCGGCCTGCTCGAAGACGCCCTGTCGCAGTACTCGTACCCGGGCGTCTTCCACGCCCGGCCGCTGCTGACCCCGTACCTGGCTGAGCGGCAGCTGATGCCGCTGCCTCAGCGAGGCCCCCGGGGGCAGACCGGCGTGCAGTTCACGCCGATGGGCAACGTGTGGTCGTTCGGGCGCGGCTACTCCGGCAACAAGCCCAATTCGGATGTCACCGTTCCCGCCGCCGGTACCGCGTACATCGTGGCGACCGGCGCGGTGACGGTCTGGCGCGACGACGACGTGTTCGTCAACCCGCCGGAGAGGGCATTCGATCGGGTCGGCAACGCGTGGCAGGCGACTGCACAGCAGGCGTACGCCATCACCGTCGACTGCGTGGCGTTCTTCGTGCTCGTGAGCCTGAACGCCATGACCAACACGACTGTCAACATCTACTAGGACGGGAGGCTGATCATGTCTGCTGACAAGGTCGCGATCGTGATCGTCGATCGCCACGAGCCGGAGGGTGATGTCGCTACCCGGCTTCTGGAGATCGCCGACGAGAAGGGCTACGGCGCCCGGGTGGTGGAAGCCCAGCGCGGCGAGCACGATGCCGGGCTGTCCTTCCGCGTCCCCGAGGACGTGGCGAAGGCTTTCAACGCGGACCGCGCCAAGCGTTGGCCGCTGCCCAAGAAGGAGTAGCACATGGTAGCCGTGTGTCAGGCCCCCATTCAGGGGACGACTATGCGGGTCCAGACGGTCAACTCGTGCGGCACCCCGTCTGTGGGCTCCTGCGTGTCGGCGGTCTCGACCGGCTTCGTCTCCGTGGAGATGCAGGACCAGGTGGAGTCTGGGACGGAGATCGTCGTCCAGAACGCCGCCGGGTTGATGTGCGTCAACGAGAAGTCGCCCAAGCAGCTGAAGTGGATCGAGGTCACGATCACCTTCTGCAACGTCGACCCGGAGTTGTTCGGCCTGATCACGGGCTCCACGCTGGTGCTCAACGACGCGGCGGCCCCGGCGGCGGTCGGCTTCCAGACGCGTACGACCAACTACGCGGCCGGGTCGTTCGGGTTGGAGGTGTGGTCGAACATCGCCCAGTCGCAGTGCACGACGCTCGGTACGTTCTCGCTGGTGCCGTACGGCTACTTCCTGCTGCCGAACGTCGTTGAGGGGACCGTCGGCGACGTCAAGATCGAAAACGGTGCGGTGTCGTTCACCGTGTCCGGTCGCACCAAGCAGGGCACGAACTGGGGCACCGGCCCGAAGAACGTGCTCGCGAACATGTCCACCGGCGCCTCTCAGAAGCTGCTGATTGCGCTCCCGAGCGACACGCACCGGCACCTCCAGTGGACGTACCTGGCACCTCCGGCCGCTTCGTGCGGCTGCGCAGCCTGACCGGCGGTTTCGAGGGGGGCCGACGGGAAGTGCGGGGGTCGGAGGTGGTGCTCCGACCCCCGCTGCACACAAGGAGGAGCCTTGGTAACCGCGACGCCTGACGGCTGGACCGTCACGAACTTCCCCGCCTGCCAGGCCACGTGGGACACGCTCACCCCCGAGCAGAAGGCCCTCGCTCTGCGCCTCGCCGCGTTCACGGTGTACTCGCTGACCGGCCGCCAGTTCGGGACCGTCACGCTCACGCTCAGGCCCTGCAACGCCGGGCAGCTGATGCCGCTCTACCAGACGTACCCGGTGAACATCCTCAACCCGTGGGGAGTCGACGACTCCGGCAGCTACCCGGCCGCCTACATCTATCAGGGCGTCTGGCATAACTCCGGCTGCCGGGGCATCCGCTGCTGCGGCGCCAGCTGCGAGGTGGAGCTGCCGCCGACCGTCGCCATCACCACCGTCAAGGTCGACAACGCGACCGTCGACCCGTCCGCGTACCGCGTCGACAACGGCGACCTGCTCGTCCGCACCGACGGCGCCTGCTGGCCGCAGTGCCAGGACATGGACAAGAACCCCGGCACTGGCGTCGTGAACACCTTCACGATCCTCGGCGACTTCGGCCGGGTCGTCCCGCAGGAGGCCCTCGACGCCGCCGGGCTGCTCGCCTGCGAGATCGCCAACGGCCTCGTGGGTAGGCCGTGCCGTCTGCCGCAGCGGATGCAGTCCCTGACCCGTCAGGGCGTCTCCGTGCAGTTCCCGTCGGTGGACTCGTACCTGGACCGGGGGCTGACCGGCCTGTCCGAGGTTGACCAGCTGGTGGTGCAGCTCAACCCGGGGCGGCTCATGCGGGCACCGATGGTGCTGTCCCCCGACGTGTCCCCCATCCGCCGCACGACCTGGCCGTGAGGCAGACGAGATGTCGGACCTGATCGCCTCGCCGGTCGCCGCGCAGTTGCTGGCCTGCTTCACGGCGAAGCTGAACGCGCTGCCGACCCCACCGGCGTACATCCAGATGCGCGTCGGTCAGGAGACCGGCCCGCTGATCGGGCCGGGTGTCGACGAGTGCTGCTCCGGCCTGGCCTGGGTTCGGGTCGCGGGCGTCCGGCCGTCGTGGGACAGCTTCCCGGCCACCGACAACACGTGGGTGCCGTGCGGACCCCTCGCCTACGCCGTGGACCTGGAGATGGGCATGGCGTTCTGCATGCCCTGGTCGGACTCCTCCGGCGCACCCGACGACCTGGACCCGCCGAGCACGGCGGATTGGGCGGTGGCGTTCGCCACGCAGATGCGGGACCAGAACCTGATGCGTCAGACGGCGGCGTGCTGCTTCGGCCCGACGCAGCGCCGGGCGGTCGGGGAGTGGTCCCCGCTTCCAGTGGAGGGCGGCTGCACCGGCGGTAAGCTGACCGTGACCGTGTCCGTGATGAGTCCCTGCTCAGACTGCTGATGGAGCCCCGATGGCCAAGATCGAAAACGACGCGAAGACGATCCGGCCGCACCGGTACGAGGTGCTGATCAGCTTCGACTCCCTCAACAAGGGCGAGACCTTCACGGCCTCCGACGCCGACACGAGCTGGGAAGACCGGCACGTCGCCACCGGCTACCTGCGGGACCTGAGCGAGGAGGCGCCCGATGGCCAGCGGAGTGAAGACGGTCAAGGTTGACCTGTACCAGGCAGAGATCAAGGGCATCCTGCAAGACCTCGCGGGCCGGGACGTCACCCGGGTCACGCTGAAGGTGCTCAACCGCGCCCGGGTGACGTGCCCCGTCGACCAGGGCAACCTGCGCGCATCCCACCAGTTCAAGCTGACGTCCGGCGCGAGCGCCATCACCGGCGAGGTCTACACCCTGGTCGAGTACGCCCTCCCCCTGCACGAGGGGCGCGGGGCGCTGACCATCTACCCGAGGACGAAGAAGGCCCTCGCGTTCCGCTGGCACGGCCGCCAGTTCGTCCGCAAGTCGGTGACGCAGCCAGCCCGGCGGGGCCGCCCGTGGCTGCGGGACGCCCTTACTGAGGTCGCCGCCAACGAGGGGTACAGAATGAGCACGTCCGCCGCCAACTGACGGAGGTGGCGGGCAGGAGGAGGAGAGCAATGAAGGTCACCATCGTCCGCGAGCGGCAGCCGCACCACCCGCTGCTCGGGCGCAACGTCAACCACGACAGTCGCAGCTGGGCGTACGCCCTCCAGCCGCAGGACACCCCGATCCGGTCGGTGCGGCACGCCGCCTACATCGGGATCATGGACCAGGGCGACGTCGGCTCCTGCACGGGCAACGCGTCCGTGGCCTGCGCCTACCGTGCCCCGTTCTACGCCCCGGACGCCCCCGCCTGGCAGTACGAGCCGACCGAATCCGGCGCACTGACCTGGTACTCGCAGAACACCGCAGGCGACGACTACGCGGGCACCTACTACTACCCGACCGGGTACGGCGACGACACCGGCTCCGACGGCCTCACGTCATCGAAGGTTGCCGTGCAGGCGGGCATCATCACCGGCTACCAGATGGCCGGTGACCTCGCGTCCTCCCTGGAAGCCCTCCAGGATCGGCCCGGGATCACCGGGCTGCCCTGGTACAACAGCATGTTCGACGCGCCCGCGTCGGGCCTGCTCACCGTCGACACCAGCTCCGGCCTCGCAGGCGGCCACGAGCTGTGCGTGGACGAGGTCGTCGCCGTCGATTCCCCCGGCAACGGGACCGGCCGCCTGCTGGTCGGCGGGCCGAACAGCTGGGGAACCAGCTGGGGTGCGCAGGGCCGCTGGTATCTGCCCGCGAACGACTGGTGGGCGCTGAGGCAGCAGCAGGGCGACGTCTATTTCTGGACGGCGAAGTCGCAGCCCGCCCCACTCCCCACCCGGGATCCGGAACAGACGTTCGACGACAACGACCTGGCCCTGTGGGTGGAGACGACACCATTCCGCCACGACCGCCACACGGCGCCGCTGATCGTGCACGCCGCCCACTCCCTGGAGACCTGGGCCGCCTTGAAGGGACTCGTCTGATGGCCGAGCTGACGGTGCTGGTCCCGCTCGGGGACCGCGAGGTCGAGATGCGCAAGCCGACCGACGGCGCGCTGGTGGTGCTGGCCCGGATCACCCGGAGCCTGCCCAACTCCAAGATCGAAAACGACACGGTGTCGGACGCGGCCAGGGACAAGCTGGTCCGCAACCTCGGCACGATCGGCAACATCGTCGACTCCATGATCGTCAAGGCGGACGACCGGGACTGGCTGGAAGAGGCGATGGTCGACGGCACCGTCCCAGTGGAGGAGATCTTCGATTCCATCCGGGTTGCGGGCGAGAAGCTCAACGGCGCCCCGGCGACCGGCCCGGTCAAGGCAGCGGCAGTCCGGCGGCGGGCCGCGAGGTGAGCGGCGGCGCGGTGGTGCACATCGCCGGGTCGTTCGTCTACATCGGGAGCCTGTTGCGGCAGCGCTGCGCGTGGTGCGGGGCCGTCCTGATCGACTACGACCTGGAACGGATCGCCGTGCCGGTCGGCCAGGATGCGGGGCCGGGCGTCTGGCCGGTCGGGGAACTGGTCATGGTGGACGGCCCCCTCTGCGTCTCCGTGCCACACGACGACGGCGACATGCTGCCCGACAACGCCTGCGCCCGGCTCGACCCGGCGATCACCGCGTAGATGGCCGGTGATGCGCTCGCCGCGCTGAAGATCTGGGCGCTCGACGTCGACCTGGCCGGGGAAACGTTCACCGTGCCGCCGATCCCGGCCGTCGGCTGGTTCGTGGCGATCCTCGACGACCAGACGCCGCTGCCCCTGATCCCCGGCCTGATGGACGGCGACGCGGAGGAGCGCATCACCGACCTGCTGCTCGACGGGAAGCTCGACCCGCAGGACATCATCAAGCGGTCCCGGGAGCTGCTGACGTCGGCGGCCGGGCGGCCGTGGTGGGAAGCCGACCGACTGATCCGGTCGTCGGCGGAAAGCTGGCAGGTGATCGGCGGCGAGCTGACCCGGCTCGGGGTGGACCTGGGCGCGGTCAGCCTCGCCGCCGCCCTGAACGCGATCTACGTCATCTGTGTGCGCACCATGGACGAGAAGGAGCGCAACAAGTTCGACATCGACCTGAGGCTGCCGCCGATCGGCGTTGAGGGCGTCACCACCGAGGAGATGTACGACGAGAAGGCGGCTTCGGCCGCGTTCATGGCCCTGATGGGCGGGGCGCAGCCTCCGGCCCCCGTAGGATCCTGACCATGGCAGGGAGTCTCGGGCG